TCTCAAACGAGGAAGAGGAAGACCAAAGGGAAGCGTCAAGATGACCATACAGAGGTTTGCTGACAATCCACCCCTAGTACTACCTAAGACAGACCATCAACGTCTGAAGGAGCTTAAAGAGCTAATGATTAGGAGTGGAGGTAAGGATGTGGCTCAGAAGGTTATTGAGATAGCCCTTAATGATGAGCATCCTCACCAGTTGGTAGCCCTGAAGATGTGTCTTGATAGGACTCTTCCTGTTTCTTTGTTTGAAAAGGATAAGTCTCAGAGAAGTGCTGTAACCATCAATATCACTGGCTTGGGACAAGAACCAACCATTGTTGAGCAAGCAGAAGACGTAGAGGCTAAATATGGTTAATTGGATTCTTACTGTGAACAGACCTGAATACATGGAAAAGAGTGAGTTGTTGGTTCCGAAGGATAAGTTGCCTGAGTTATTAGAAGCCATATTGAACAACAAGGATTGGTCTATTAGTGCTTCAATAACGATTAAACCCACAGATATGGAGTACTTTGATGGCTGATCTAAACTTTAGTCTCTTGCCCTGGCAACAAGAAGTTTTCAAAGATTCCACGAGGTTCAAGGTTGTGGCTGCTGGGCGTAGGTGCGGTAAGAGTCGTATGGCGGCAGTTACCTTACTGATAGAAGGACTCAAGTGTCCACAAGGCTCTGCGGTTCTTTACGTGTCTCCCACTATGGGACAATCAAGACAGATTATCTGGGACTTGTTGCTAGACCTTGGTAGAGAGGTTATTCAGAGCAGTCACGTAAACAACCTAGACATTACCCTGATAAACGGAGCTAGGATATACGTCCGTGGTGCGGATAGACCTGATACGCTCCGTGGTGTCAGTCTGACCTATGCCGTACTAGACGAGGTTGCAGACATTAAACCCGAGGCATGGGAACAGGTCATTCGAGCAAGTTTGTCTGATAAACGGGGTAGAGCACTCTTTATCGGCACTCCAAAAGGACGCAACTGGTTCTACGATACCTTCAAACTAGGTGAGAGCGAGGATGATCCTGATTGGAAGTCATGGCACTTCACCACTGCTGATAACCCCTTGATTGACCAAGCAGAGATAGATTCCGCTAAAAAGACCCTAAGTTCTTTCGCTTTCAAGCAAGAGTTTATGGCTTCTTTCACCAATGCGGGTTCTGATATTTTTAAGGAAGAGTGGATCAAATACGGGGTTAAACCTGAACATGGAAGCTATTACATCGCTGTTGACCTTGCGGGATTCGAGGAAGTTGCCAAACAAGCCGCTAACGCAAAGAAGCGTCTAGATGAGTCTGCTATCTCCATAGTTAAGGTTACAGACGATGGTAAGTGGTTTGTTGAGAAGATTGAACACGGACGTTGGGACATCCGAGAGACCGCCTCTAAGATACTGATAGCCATTCGGGACTACCGCCCTTTAAGTGTCGGGATAGAGAGGGGGGCGTTAAAGAACGCTGTTTTGCCGTATCTTAGTGACTTAATGCGTAAGAATAATACCTATGCCCACATCATAGATTTGACCCACGGGAATAGAAAAAAAGCGGATCGGATCATCTGGGCTTTACAAGGTAGGTTCGAGCATGGCAGAATTGTGTTAAATTCGGAAGAAGATTGGGATGAGTTTGTAGACCAGTTAATCCTGTTCCCTGCTCAAGGAGTCCATGATGACTTGCCTGACTCCCTCAGTTACATTGACCAACTGGCTGTTACATCTTACATGGAAGAAGATGATAGCGAGGAATGGCAACCAGTAGATATTATTAGTGGGGTATAAGAATGGAATTCCAAGAACCTAGTGACTCAGACAAAGAGATAGTTAACTTTGTTGTCAACCATTGTGATAGATGGAGGGATTGGAGAGATGTCAATTGCCTTGATGATTGGCTAGAATACGAGCGCATCTTCAATGGTGAATGGGATGCCCAAGACAAAACCCGTGAATCCGAGCGTTCAAGAATCGTTACACCCGCTACCCAACAAGCCGTAGAGACACGCCATGCTGAGATCATGGAAGCTATCTTCGGTCAGGGTGAGTTCTTTGACATTCAAGACGATATTCGTGATGTCAATGGTAGCCCTCTAGATGTTGCTGCCATCAAAGCACAACTGATGGAAGACTTTAAAGTAGACAAGATTCGCAAGTCTATTGACCAGATTGAGCTGTTGGCAGAAATCTATGGTACGGGCATCGGTGAGATTGTTGTCAAAACAGAGAAAGTATTTGTCCCCGCTACTCAGGCAATACCTGGTCAAATGGGACAAGCCGCTATCGGAGTAGTAGAACAAGACCGCATTGCAGTCAAGATTGTTCCTGTTAACCCCCGTAACTTCCTGTTTGACCCCAATGGAACATCTATTGATGACTGTATGGGTGTTGCTATTGAGAAGTACGTCTCTATTCACAAGGTCGTTAAAGGTCAAGAAGAAGGCATCTACCGCAAGGTAAAGGTCGGTACTGACTCGATGGACACAGACTTAGAGCCTACACAAGAAGTCTCCCAGTACGAAGACGATAAAGTTAAACTTTTGACTTACTATGGTTTAGTTCCCCGTGAGTATCTTGAAGAACTAGAGAATGAAGAAAATGGCGAAGTGGAAGACTTATTCCCTGAAGACAGTATTCAGGATGAGTATTCCGATCTGGTCGAGGCTATTGTCGTTATCGCCAATGATGGTGTTCTTCTGAAAGCAGAAAAGAACCCATACATGATGAAAGACCGCCCAATTCTTGCTTATCAGGACGATACAGTTCCTAATCGCTTGTTGGGTCGTGGCACTGTTGAGAAGGCTTACAACTCACAAAAAGCCATAGATGCCCAAGTTCGTTCACACTTAGATTCACTAGCCCTCACAACTAGCCCAATGATGGCTATGGATGCTACCCGCCTACCAAGGGGTGCTAAGTTTGAAGTAAAGCCAGGTAAAGCAATCCTGACAAACGGCAATCCCAATGAGATTTTATTCCCGTTCAAGTTCGGCAATACTGATGGTTCTAACCTGACTACTGCCAAAGAGTTTGAGCGTATGCTTTTGATGGCAACAGGCACTCTTGACTCTCAGGGAATGGTTACTGCTGTCTCCAGAGATGCGGGTCAGGGTGGTATTTCGATGGCTACTGCCTCGATTATCAAGAAATACAAGCGTACCTTGGTGAACTTCCAAGAGGATTTCATGATCCCCTTCATTACCAAAGCCGCCTATCGCTATATGCAGTTCGATCCAGAGCGTTACCCTACTGTGGACATGAAGTTCATTCCCACGGCAGCGCTTGGTATCATCGCTAGAGAGCATGAGCAACAACAGTTCATTGCGCTACTCCAGACTCTTGGCCCGAATACTCCTGTTTTGCCTATCATTTTGAAGGGCATCATGGCTAATTCTTCTCTGTCAAACAGATTTGAGTTGATTGAGATGCTAGACAAGATGTCTCAAGTTGATCCACAGGCTCAACAAGCGGCTCAGATGCAACAACAAATGGCTATGCAACTGGCTCAAGCACAGATTGCTGTCCAAACTACGCAAGCAGAGCAGAACAAGGCTGAAGCGCAAAAGTTATTGACTGAAGCGCAATTGATGCCTATTGAGTTGCAAGCAAAGAGCATGGCGGCTAATACCAAGAACCTCCCAACTGATGACGCTTTAGCTTCACGAGAGTTTGATAAGCGTGTCAAAGTTGCTGAATTAATGCTTAAAGAAGCTGATATTCAGAACAAGGCTAAGATTGTTGAAAAACAGATGACTAGACAATGAATCCAGAACTTCAGAAGTACTACGAAGAGCGTTTTTCCATGATGTCCACTCAAGGGTGGATAGATTTAATGGAAGATGTTGACAAAATAATAGAGCCTTTGAATAATATCTCAACAATTGCAGACGAAAAAAGTCTACAATTCAGAAAAGGCGAGTATTCAATACTAATTTGGCTGAAGAACTTAAAACAAGTCAGCGAAAGAGCATTTGAGGACTTAAATGAGAAGAATGTATGAATTTGCCTGTATAAACGGGCATAAGACAGAGAGATTTGTTGATTATGAGTTAACAAGTCTTGTGTGTGATTGTGGTGAGGAGACTCATCGCATTTTATCTGCACCAGCTTTTAAGCTAGAAGGGTGGTCTGGGACATTTCCATCAGCGCATGGAAGGTTCGAGAAAAGTCACTTGGATAGATTAAAGGCCGAGCAGAAACTCAACTCATAAGCAATTATGCCGAGTTGAATCTCCTACAACCGATTGACGGCAGGAAAAGGAAAAAGTATGTTGATTGATGATGACAAAGAAGAGTTGGGTGAGTTAGAGATTGAGCAGCAGAAGATCGAGCAAAAGCCTGAACTTCCTGAGAAATACAGGGATAAAAGTTTAGACGACATTGTGAGGATGCACCAAGAGGCTGAAAAGCTAATTGGAAAGCAAGCACAAGAGGTAGGCGAGGTCAGAAAGTTAGCCGATGAACTTATCAAACAGAACCTTGGTTCACGACAACAGACTAGACAGGAAGAGCCTGAAGTAGATTTCTTTGAGAATCCACAGAAGGCAGTTCAAAGGACTGTTGATAATCACCCAGACATCCTAGCGGCACGACAAGTTACGTTAGAAATGAAAAGGTCACAGATTCAGCAAAGGTTAGCGCAAGAACATCCCGACTTTGGAGACATCGCCAAAGATCAGGACTTTGCAAATTGGGTTAAATCTAGCCCTATTCGCATTAAGATTTTTGAGCAAGCCGATTCTGGATATGATTTCGACTCAGCCAATGAATTGCTATCTACCTATAAACAGCTACGTTCTGTTAAACAGAAGCAAACGAGTGATGATGGCGAGGTAACTCGCAAGCAGAACTTAAAGGCAGTAGGTGTTGATATAGGTGGTTCTGGTGAATCATCAAAGAAGGTATACAGAAGGGCTGACCTTATTCGGCTCAAAATGCAAGACCCAACTAGATATGATGCTTTAAGTGATGAAATCATGCAAGCCTATCAAGAGGGTCGGGTTCGTTAAACTTTAGGAGATTTAATTATGGCATATCCAACACCAGCGGTTACAGTAACAACCGCAGAAAAATTCATCCCAGAAATCTGGTCAGATGAAATCGTAGCCGCATACAAGAAAAACCTTGTATTGGCTAACATCGTAATGAAGATGAACTTCAAGGGCAAGAAAGGTGACACTGTTCACATTCCCGCCCCTACCCGTGGTTCAGCTTCAGCAAAAGCGGCATCTACTGCCGTTACTCTGATTGCCGATACTGAGACAGAAGTTTTGGTTAACATTAACAAGCACTTTGAGTACTCACGTTTCATCGAGGACATCGTTGAAGCACAAGCCTTGAATAGCTTGCGCCAGTTCTACACTGCTGATGCGGGCTATGCGCTTGCCAAGCAAGTAGACACTAGCTTGATCCAGTTGGGTCGTGTTGCTAATGGTGGCTCTACAGGCGCACGTTACGGCTCTGCCTTCATTGGTGGTGACGGCACAACCGCTTTTGACTACACAGCTAACACCAATACTGGTAATGCTTCTGCTCTGACTGATGCGGCTATTCGTCGTACTATTCAGCGTTTGGATGACAATGACACTCCTATGGATGGTCGCTTCTTTGTTATTCCTCCTTCAAGCCGTAATACGTTGATGGGTCTTTCCCGTTACACAGAACAGGCTTTTGTGGGCAATGGCAATGCAATCCGCACTGGTGAAATCGGCAACCTATATGGTATCCCCGTGTTCACATCTAGCAATGCTGACTCTGCATCTGCAACTGCTGCTTTCCCAACAAGCGGTTCTGCTATTGCCCGTGTCTGTTTGATGGGTCACAAGGACGCTATGGTTTTGGTTGAGCAAGTGGGCATCCGTTCACAAACTCAGTACAAACAAGACTACTTGGCTACTTTGTTCACATCTGACACGCTGTATGGTGTTTCCGCACTTCGTTCAGCCGCCACAACTGGTGAGGCTTTGTCTTCTTCCATGTTTGCCTTGGTTGTTCCTTCTTGATAACAACCTTTCCCCTCGCCTTCGGGTGGGGGGTTTTTTACATTAAGGAGATTTAATTATGGCAGCAGCAACAGCAGTTACTTCCCGTAGGGGAAATGACCAATTCCGTGGTTTGTTTTCAGACACTTGGGAAGTTTCTTGTACCCTCGATAGCGCATCAGTACTTACTACTGCAACCGCTACGGATACAGTGACAGTTCCAGGCGTTGCTTTGGGCGACATGGTTATCGGTATGTCTGTTGGCGTTTCTGAGGCAGGTTTGGTTCGTAGAGCCTATGTTTCAGCCGCTAATACAGTTACTATCGCAACCTACAATCCTACAGCAGGTACTGTAGACTTGGCATCAACTACATTGACCTTAATCATTGGTCGTGCAGTTTAATTAAAGGGGGCTAATACCCCCCTTTTTTTGGAGTCCTTATGGCTACTTTTCGTTGTTTACAGTCGGGAAACACAGTAACTTTCACCTATCAGCATGATATTGATAGCATGAAAGGTCACGAAGGATACGTCAGAATTGATGAAGTTAAAGAAGAAACTTCTGAAAAGCAAATAGTCTTGCAACCTCCAGTACCTGTTAAGAAGATGGGTCGTCCAAGGAAATCAAATGTCTGAGATTGATCCAAGAGAATTCGGTAAGTTAGAAGCCCAAGTTGAGGCTTTACAAGCAGAAGTCCATGCACTTCGCCAAGATATTAAAACGCTTTTAGAAATGGCTAACAAATCTAAAGGTGGATTTTTCGTTGGAATGGCAATCGCCTCTGTTATTGGCGGTGTCATTTCTTTTGTTGCAACCAAGCTAGTTCGATAAGGATTTATATGCCACAAGTCGGAAACAAAAAATTCCCATACACGGAAAAAGGCGAGAAAGAAGCCAAAGAGTATGGAAAGAAGAAATCTATGCCCGTTACTGTAATGATTGCTATTGGTAAGCCTAAAGGTATGCCTACCCGTGGTGGTCGTACTGCTACTAACATGATGAAAAAGTCTGGACGAGGTAAATAATGTCATCTTTAACTTCTCCCGTTACGCTCCTAAGTGACGTTACTGCTACTGGTGCTTCTAAAGCAGTTCAAGCTGATGCTGGTCAACCCGCATTTCTGCAAGTTGTTGGCATCACAACAGCTACTGTTGCTTTGCAAGGTAGTTTGGATGGCACAACTTACGCAACCATTGGCACAGCATTAACTGCCGATGGCATTGTTACTATTGCAAATGCGCCTAAGTATTTGCGTGCTAACTGCACAGCCTATACATCTGGAACTATCACAGCCAAGGTTTTGTACTAATATGAAACAAGGTCTTTACGCTAACATCAATGCCAAACAAGAACGTATCAAAGCGGGTTCTAAGGAAAAGATGCGTAAGGTTGGCTCTAAAGGTGCTCCTACTGAGGCGGCATTTAAGGCTGCGGCTAAGACCGCAAAGAAGAAATGAAATCTCCTGTTTGGCAAACAAAAGAAGGAAAAAACCCCAAGGGGGGCTTGAATGCCAAAGGAAGAGCATCGTATAATGCAGAAACGGGTGGAAATTTAAAACCACCAGTCAAGTCGGGAGATAACCCTCGTAGGGCATCCTTTTTAGCACGAATGGGCAATATGCCTGGCGCTGAGATGAAAGATGGAAAGCCTACTAGACTCCTTCTATCTCTTAGAGCTTGGGGCGCAACGTCCAAGGAAGACGCTAAAGCTAAAGCTAAAGCGATCTCTAAGAGGAATATGAAGTGAGACCAGTATCTGTCGGACTTAACCCCACAGCCAATACGCTGACAACTGTTTATACAGTTCCTACGGGTTACTACGCCAAGTTTACTGTGATGTACATTCACAACACTGGCGGTTCGACTAAGCACATTACTGTTCAATGGTATGACGCAAGCACTGCTACTACCTTGGATATTCTTACTAACTACGACTTTACTTCAAAGCAATACCTTCAGTTTGATGGCAATGCTTATATCGTTTTAGAAGAAGGCGATAGAATTCAAATTACTACGCAATCTGCTAGTTCATTTAGTTTTATTGCCACATTTGAGGTTCAGGGAGCACAACGAACATGACCTACTTAGAACTTGTTAACGATGTTCTCATTCGATTGCGTGAGACAACTGTTTCTACAGTATCAGAAACAACTTATTCCGCATTGATTGGTAAGTTTGTCAATGATGCCAAGCGTCAGATTGAAGATTCTTATAACTGGAATGTTCTATCTCAGACAATCACAGTTACTACCACTGCTGCCACAAGTTCCTACTCATTAACAGGTGCGGGTCAGAAGTTCCGTATTAACGATGCTATTAACACTACCAGTGTTATAACTTTAGATAACACTACAACTGCGGATATGAACCGCAAGTTGAACTTTGGCACACCTTCACAGTCTATTCCTAGCGAGTTTTGCTTTAACGGGGTAGATGGTAGTGGCGACACAAAGATTGACCTGTTTCCTGTTCCTGATGGTGTCTATACATTAAAGTTTGATTTGACCATCCCACAGGCTAATCTGTCTGCTGATGGCACTTCAGTCAAAGTATTGGACTATTTGGTGACTCAAAGTGCCTATGCCCGTGGGTTGATTGAGCGTGGCGAGGATGGAGGCACTGCTTCTAATGAGGCTTATGCTTTGTTCCGTGGAATGCTATCTGACGCTATTGCATTGGAAAGCACTCGTTACCCTGAAGATAACTTTGTGGCGGTCTAATGGCAGCTCCTTTACAAAGTCAAAGCATTAGCGCACCAGGCTTCTATGGCCTGAACACGCAAGACTCGCCCCTAGATTTATCTTCTGGCTTTGCTTTAACTGCGTCTAATTGCGTAATTGACCAATTTGGTCGTATTGGCGCACGTAAAGGCTTTACTCTTGTTAATGCTTCATCAGGCAATCTAGGCTCTAACAATGTGGGTGTTATCCATGAGTTAGTCCAAACTGATGGCACTTTGACTGTTTTGTTTGCGGGAAATAACAAGTTATTCAAACTTGGTACTTCTAACGCAGTGACTGAGTTGACCTATGGTGGTGGCGGTTCTGCCCCTACTATCACGGCAAGTAATTGGCAGTGTGCATCTTTGAATGGCATAGCTTACTTTTTCCAAACTGGTCACGATCCACTCATCTTTGACCCCGCTGTTAGCACAACGACATTCAGACGGGTATCTGAGAAGTCAGGCTATGTAGGGACTGTTCCTCAAGCAAACATTGCTATTTCTGCTTTTGGTCGTTTGTGGGTGGCTAATACATCCACAGATAAGGTCACGATTACCTTCTCTGATTTGATTGCGGGTCATGTATGGTCAGGCGGTACTTCAGGAACACTGGATGTTTCTAGGGTATGGCCTAATGGTGCTGACGAGATCATGGGTCTAGCGGCTCACAATGATTTCTTTTTCATCTTTGGTAAACGGCAGATTCTTGTTTACTCAGGTGCTTCAACACCCGCATCCTTGGTTCTGTCAGACACAGTAGGCTCTATTGGTTGTATTGCTCGTGATTCAATTCAGTCAATTGGTACTGATGTGATTTTCTTATCTGACTCAGGTGTTCGTTCTCTGATGAGGACTATTCAAGAGAAGTCTGCACCCCTTAGAGACTTGTCCAAGAATGTGCGTTCTGACCTTATTTCATCTTTGGCGGTAGAGACTTTGGCTAATCTGAAGTCTGTTTACTCAGAAAAGAATGCCTTTTACTTGTTGACTCTTCCAGTTACAGGTCAAGTCTTCTGCTTTGATACAAAGATGCAATTGCAAGATGGTGCTTTTAGAGTAACCAAGTGGGACTCAATAACGCCTACAGCTTTGTACTCACTCAGGAATGGTGATCTGTACATTGGAAAACAAGGCTTTATTGGCAAGTATGGAAGTTTCTTAGATAACACTTCTACTTACCGATTAAGCTACTTCACCAACCATGCAGACCTTGGTAATGAGAATCAGATTTCTATTCTCAAACGAATCAAGGCCATCATCATCGGTGGCTCTAACCAGTTCGTAACGATCAAGTGGGGTTTTGACTTTGCTGCCAACTATCTGTCAGGAAATGCTTTTATTCCTACTCAACAAAACTATGAGTACGGTCTTGCTGAATACGGCACAGCAGAATACTCAGGTGGACTCTTGATTAAGACACTAGATGTAAATGCGTCTGGTGCGGGTAAAATTGTTCAAACGGGTTACGAAACCACTATCAACGGCACTCAACTGTCAATTCAGAAGATTGAAATTCAATCTAAGAACGGAAAGATATCCTAATATGTCAAATTATACAAAGAGCACAAATTTCGCCACTAAGGACAACCTCACGCCTGGTGATCCACTCAAGGTCGTCCGAGGCACTGAGATTGATACTGAGTTTAATAATATTGCTACTGCTGTTGCGACAAAGACAGATAACTCTGCTGCCGCAATTACTGGTGGTGCAATTGATGGTGCAACTGTTGGTGCAACCACTCCCGCAACAGGTGCGTTTACAACCCTAGCGGCATCTGGCACAACAACTCTAGCGGGTGCGTTGGTTGGTGCGGTAACACAAGCGGCATTTAACACTGTATCAACTACCTTAAATCTTGGTGGTGCGGCTACTGCTGTAAACCTTGGTGCGGCTACAGGTACTGCCACAGTCAATAATACTACCTTGGCGGCTAAAGCAATCACTGCAAGCACGACTCTAGCGGTGACAGGCACATCCACCTTGACAGGTGCTGTAACGGCAACTGCGGGTGTTTCTGGCCCGATCACATCTTCTAGCGTGTCAATCACGGGTGGATCAATCACAGGTATTACAGACTTGGCGGTAGCAGATGGAGGAACTGGTGCTTCTACTGCGGCTGGTGGTCTAAACAACCTATTGCCTAGCCAAACAGGTAACTCAAGCAAGTACCTTCAGACTGATGGAACTAATGCTTCTTGGGACGCTGTAAGCCTTTCTACTGCTGACATTACGGGAACTTTAGGTGCTGCTAATGGCGGTACAGGCGTATCAAACAATGCGGCAATGACTGTGACGGGATCTGGAAACTTTGCATATACAAGAACTTTGACAGGCACAACAAACGTCACTTTCCCCACAACGGGAACATTGGCGACATTGGCTGGCACAGAAACCCTGACAAACAAGACACTGACAAGCCCAATACTAACAACTCCTAATTTAGGAACACCCACTACTTTAGTGCTGACATCAGCTACGGGTTTGCCAATTAGCACAGGTGTGTCTGGTTTGGGTACTGGCATTGCTACTGCTCTAGCGGTTAATACAGGCTCTGCGGGTGCGCCAGTATTGTTCAATGGTGCATTGGGTACACCCTCTGGTGGTACTTTAACATCAGTAACTGGCCTACCACTGACAACTGGAGTGACAGGAACACTGCCAACTGCCAATGGCGGTACAAACTTAGGTGGTGCTACTCCATTCACATCAGGCGGTGTGGTTTACGCATCTAGTTCTAGTGCATTGGCTACTGGCTCTGCGCTTACTTTTGATGGGACTACGCTTGTTTCTGGAACGTCAATTCGTGCAAATTCGTTTATGGAGATTAGAAGCAATACCGCCATAATGTATTGGGAAAATGCGGCAAATACATTGTGGTGGGCGCAAAAACTGACTGGCTCAGACTTTGCATGGGATTACTATGATGGAAGCACTGTTGCCGAAAAAATGCGCCTCACATCCTCAAGCCTTTATACGGCTAGTGGAATCAAAGTTGGAATAGGACTGAGTAACCCTGCCGCTAATTTAGACATTGTTGTTGCAAGTGGTACGGCTACTATTAAAGTAGGCAATGGAACTTTAGCAGGCGGTGCTTATTTAAACCTACAAGGCGCATCAGGCACTAAAACTTGGTTTGTAGCAAGTAACTACAATGTTGGCGGTGCATTAGAGTTTATTCAATCTACTGCCAATGGTGGTTCTACACCCGCTGGAACGGCATCAATGTTGCTCGACTCCTCAGGCAATGTAGGTATTGGTACAAGTTTGCCAGCCGACAAATTAGAGGTAACTAGAGTTAGTTCTTCAAACAGTACAGGTGGATTGTCTCTTACCAATAGCGATGCCAGTGGTTATGGTTCTGCTGTGTCTTGGAGATTAAAGTTAGATGGCACTAATATTAGTACAGTAGGTCGTACCTATGTTGAATCCGCAGGCGCAACCTCTAGTTTTATGGTTTTTCAAACGATTGCTGCCAGTACGCTTGCAGAACGAGCCAGAATACCCTCAACAGGTGGTTTTCAATCAGTAACCTCAATTTCAGTTGGCAACGCTACACCCACAACAAGCGGTGCTGGCATCACATTCCCCGCAACTCAATCAGCATCATCAGACGCTAATACTTTGGATGACTATGAGGAGGGGACTTTTAATGATGTTGCAATTGTTGGCTCTACTACCGCTGGAACAGGAACTTATAGCGTTCAAACTGGGTCTTACACAAAAGTTGGAAATACTGTTGCATATCGCATATTTTTAGTTTGGTCTGCTCATACAGGAACTGGAGACATGAATATTTCAGGACTTCCTTTTAGTTCTGCATCAAGTGGTTGGTCTCCTTGTGCTGTTAGAGTTAATGAAGTGACTTTAACTGCTTTAAATACTTTCCAAGCTCACGTCAATACAGCCGCATCAACAATTTCTTTAGAACAAGTCCCAGTTGGAGGGGGTTCAAATAATCCTATTCCAATGGACACTGCTGGGCAAATAATGCTATCTGGAATTTATATGGTTTAACTTAACTTGATTGGATTATCAAGTCGGACACTTAACTTAAAAGGAAATCAAAATGTCACTTACTAAAACTACAGCCGTAGACCAGATTACAGTCACAGAGAATGGCATCATTCTGTATCGTGAAGCTACTCGCATCATGGAAGATGGCAAAGAGTTAAGTAAAACTTACCATCGTTCAAGCCTCACACCCGCACAAGACCTGACAGGCGTACCAGCTAATGTTGTTGCTATTTGCAATACAGTCTGGACTGAAGCGGTGATTGCGGCTTATCAAGCGGCTCAAGCAGAAAGAGAAACAGTATGACTACATCTTACAACTGGCTAATAACCCAAACTGACTACGAAACCGCCAATGGTTTCATCACTACAGCGCATTGGACTTGCCGTGCAGTAGATGGCGACAACATGGCTTCAATCTATTCAACTTGCTCATGGGCTTCTGGTACACCAACAATCCCCTATGCCCAAGTCACTATGGCTGAAGTATTAGATTGGGTTTGGGCTAATGGTGTTGATAAACAAGCCACAGAAGATGCTCTGGCGGCTAATATTGCTTTGCAAAAGAACCCTGTTACTGCTACTGGCACACCTTGGTCTGCATGAAGCACCCTAGTTATTGTTGCCAGAAATGTGGTGAACACATAGGATGGCTTGGACGACTTTTAAAATTTAATCATACTTGCAAAAAACTATTATGACTTTAGACCTAGACGTTAACGAGATTAACTTTGTATTACAAACCCTTGGTGAATTGCCAAGCAAGTCAGGCGTGTGGCCTCTTATCGTAAAGATTAAAGAACAGGCTGAAGCGCAAGTTCCTAAAGAAGCGGAGTAAACATCATGGCATACACAAGTCAAGAAATTGTGGATTTCCTACTTAGGAATCCAGGCATGACCGATGAGCAAATTGTTAAGGCAATGGAAACCTATGGGGTTTCTCCTGCTCAGATGGCTCAAGCTGTTGGCTTGTCAGAGGGTGAGGTTGCTTCTCGTGCTGCGGCTACTGTTCCTCAAGGACAGACTATTACCCTTGGAGATACTGTTGTTCAACCTGTTTACCAAGTAACTGGATCAGGTGAAAGCGAACAAGTAGGCGGTATTGAGAATGTCATTACCTACAAAGCTACTGATAACAAGGCGGGTGGATCGTATACCCAATACACACCTACTGGTGAAGTAGAGCAAACTGGCACTCAACAAGAAGTTAAAAGCGGTCTAAAAGAGTTCGCAATAGGTGCGGGTTTACTGTTTGGTTTGCCAACCTTATTGAATGCGGGTGCGGCTACAACTGGCCTGACTGCAACCGAACTTGCTCAACTAGACTTGGCTACAGGTGGTGTTGGTGGTGCGGGTGGTATTGGTACAGGTGTTACCGCATTGGCTACAGGCGCACCTACAGTAGCAACTACTGCTTTAACAGGTGGTAGTGGTTTAATTACAGGTGTTAATGCAGGTTTAACTGCGGCAGAAATTGCGGCTTTGACAGCACAAGATTTAGCTATAGGTGCGGGTACTCCTAGTGCGGCAAGTGCAGCGGGTTTGCTTACTCCTGCTGTAACAAGTGCGGTAGCTCCTGCTGTTGCGGGAACTGCGGCAACAACAATTCCTACGGCAACTGCGGCTACTACAGCGGCTACTGCATTAACACCAACTGCGGCATCTGTACTAGCACCTGCGGCAGCATCTGCATTAACACCAACTGTTGCCAACATAGCAACATCGTTGATTCCAACGGCAGTTAAGAGTCTCTTTACACCTACAAACATTAGTAATTTGCTTACGAGTGGCGCACAGACTACGGCAGGTTTACTCCAGCAGCAAACATCTCGTGAAGCGGCTCAAAAAGCGCAAGCAATGATTGATGCTGAGACTGCGGCTGCCAAACAATCTGCGGCTTTCCGTCCTATCGGAATGACTACTCGTTTTGGTACTTCACAGTTTGCAGTCGATCCTGTAACAGGTCAGTTGACAAGCGCAGGGTACACACTAAGTCCTGAAGCTAAAGCACAACAAGACAGGTTTGTTGCCTTGTCGCAACAAGGATTGACTCAAGCAGAAGCGGCACAACAACAGTTTGCACCTCTCCAAACAGGCGCACAACGTCTATTTGGATTGGGCAATCAATACTTGGCACAGACTCCTCAAGATGTTGCTCAGAATTATCTCAATCAGCAGATGGCTTTGTTGCAACCAGGCAGAGAGACTGAACTTGCTAATCTGCAAAACAGACTCCAACAACAAGGCCGTGGTGGTCTATCTGTTGCTCAAGGCGGCACTATGGGTGCTACTACTCCTGAACTACAGGCTTTGTATAACGCTAGAGCGCAACAAGAGGCTCAATTGGCGGCTAATGCTCAACAGTTTGGTCAACAACAAGTCCAGTTTGGTGCGGGATTGCTTGGTACTGGCGCACAAACTATGGGTCAATACTATGGTGGTCAACAAGCGGCTTATGCACCTTATACGACTGCTTTGGGACAAGTTCAAGGTCTTGAGACTGCTGCACAACAACCCTTCCAATTGGGCGTTGGTCTTGGTAAAGAAACGTCTACAGCAGGTTACAACGTAGGTCGTTTAGGCTTAACGGGTGCGGGTCAAAGCGTTGCTCTAGCTACTGGTGCAGATGCCACTAGAAACCCATACGCCTCTGCAATAAGTGGTTTGGCAGCTAACCCTGCATTGGGGCAATATGTGGGTGGTTTGTTTAGTGGTGTACCGCCCGTTACGGCTATGAGTGCGCCAGCAACAACATTTGGTACTGGTACTTATTATGGCAACCAAGACCTCATGTCTCAATTCTTGTAAGGAATCATCATGGCAGAAAATATCGTAGCGGGTTTGTTTGGGCTGACTCCTGAAATGTATGGTGAGCAACAACGCAGAAGTGCTTTGCGTGAAGGCATTGACCTTGCCAAGTTGACTCCTGGTGAAGCGGGTGCGGCAATGACCTATGCTGGTGCTAGAGGGCTTGGTGGGGCTATTGCGGGTGCTTTAGGTGTAGAAGACCCACAACTAAAGCTAATCAGTACTAGACAACAAGTTCTTGGTCAACTAGATCAATCTGATCCTACTTCTTTGTTAAATGGAGCTAAAACTCTTGCTCAAATGGGTGACCAACAAGGTGCTTTTGCATTGGCTGATTTTGCTCGTAAGGCTCAAGTTCAAATTGCTGAACAACAACAGCGTTTAGCGGCAGCAAAAGCGTCAGAGGCTACGGCTACTCGTGAGCGTTTACCAGCAGTTAATCCTAACATCCAAATATCAGATCAAATTGCTAATTTAAAAGATGGAATTACTCAACTAGAAGCAGCAGAGCAGACTCCTGAAAATCTGCGAACTAAAAATATTTTGACATATAAGTTAGCTGAGTTAGAGCGTTTGACAGACAAAGAGAAGCCTGACGCAACTACTAATGAATTTAAAAATGCTAGTGAGTTAGCTCTTACAGCGGGGCCAGTAGGTTCTCCTGAATATAAGGCTAAATTTGCTACTGAATTTGAACGTCTGACAGCTAAAAATGAAGTTCGTGGAAACATCAATAAAATTGGAGTTGCAGCATCTCCTGCTGGAAAAGCTGTTTTCTTGGATGTCAATAAAGATTTGCAGTTTATTTACGATAAAGATGCAAGTGGAGCACAAATACGAGTGCCATTTACTGGTTCTTTAGTGCAAAAAGCTGATGGCGAAGGTGGAGGAGCAGATAGTGCGGCAGGAAAAGGAACAGTAGAAGTAGTCGACCCAAAAAATCCTACAAAAACAATTATTGTTAGCAAAGCAGAAGCTGTAGCAAACAGATTAACTCCTGCCAAAGCAATTGAGGGTTTAACACCGCAAATGCGACAAAATTTAGAGAAGAGTTACCCACAAGCAACATCCTCTCTAAAATCATATCAATCCAAATCACAATTGTTTATTAAAGACCTTGAGACTCTGCGAGATAGCGAAGGTTTGGATTCTATTACTGGGTTTGCGGCAGGAAGAGCACCAGGCTTTACAGACGCTGGACGTAAAGCAGTGGCTCTGTATGACAAAATAGTTGCTAAAGGCGGTTTCCAAACACTGCAAGATATGCGTGATATGTCTAAAACTGGAGGTGCGTTAGGAAACACATCCAACAGAGATATTTCCCTACTTATCGCTGCATTTGGGGCCATAGATAGAAAACAAAACGCAGATGATGTTAGGGCGGCTCTTGATAACTTAATTGAAGAACTAAAAGGTAGTCAAGAAAGGGTAAAAGACGCTTATGATTTGACTTACGAATATAGAAGAGCAAATGTACCGCAAGCCACAGGTGGTGTAGACCCTAACAATCCGCTATTAAGGAACTAATGAGATGGCTGATTTAACATCAATTCTTTCTGACCCAAACTACGTTAATGCAAATGAAGCCACTAAAAAGGCTATCTTTGAGAAGTTTTCTTCTCAAGACCCAAATTTTGTAAACGCAAATCCTGAAACGCAAGCGGCTATTAGAAATAAGTTTGGCGTATCTACTTTTGAAACTACACCTGAAGGTGCGGCAATTGGTAATCCATTGGCGGCAAGAAAATATGGTGGCCCTAAAGACACTAGCCGCATAGACCCTTTGATGGCAATAGGCGGTGCGGGAACAGTTGGCACGTTTATGGGTGCAGTTGCACCTGAACTTTTACAAGGTGCGGCAACAGCAACTAGGGGTGTCCCCGCTTTAGCTCCTTTAAGTTCTGGACTTAGCCTCATGGCAGCGGCTACAAGACAGGCGGGTCGAGGAGTTAGCAGTATAGCGGGAGGTGTTAGCGGTTTATCTAGCGAAACAGCGGGACAAGTTGCCGAAGGAATGGGTGCAAGCGCACCAGTAGCTGAAGCGGCTCGACTTGTTGGTGGTGCTGTAACGCCTGAACTTGGGCCTTTAGCTTTGCAAATAGCAAGATTTACAGTTTCTGGTGCACCACAACAAGCCGCCATAAGTTTTGCAAAATCACTTTTAAATAAACTGAAAGAGGGTCAGTTATCTCCTACAGAACAAAAAGAACTTCTTGAAATACAGTCCAGAATTATGGGCGAACAAGAGCCTAACAAAGCATTAAAACTTATTGGCGATGAGATGGAGAAGGCGGCTTTAAACATAAGGTCTACTGCGGCTCTTAAAGCATCTAGTTTGCACTCAAATGCCGCTGAAGTAGCTCGTAATGCCCGTTTAGCCGCTGATGCAGAATTAGCAAAAGTGCCTGGTCAACAAGCCGATATTCAAGCACAACAAGCATATTTAAAACAACTACAAGCACAAACAAGAACTGCGGGTGAAAACACAGTTGCCGCAATTGGAGAAGCTAAACCTTTGTCGGTCATAGGTTCAGAATTGCAACAAGCTGCTGCTCAACGTCAAAATGAATTAAGAACAGCCGCATCTGAAGCGTACAAACAAACACAAAGCGAAGTAAATAGCATTGTTTCTAAGTTAGAAAGTTCTGGTGAGTCGGTTACAAATTTATCTTCTTACAAAACATTAGTAGATCTTTTAAAACAGGAATTAAAACCAGGTGTTCACTCACCAGATGTGGCTAAAGGTTATCAAAAAATACTTGACCAAATAACTGTAAAAAAGAAGCCTGACGTTGCGCCTACATCACTTGGAGACCTTCTTGCTAAAGCTATAGAAGCTGAACCAAAAGAGCCACCAGCACTACCTACTTTTCAAGCTATTGACGATGCTAGACGTTTGTTAGGTGAAGCGTTTAGGGGCGAGGCAGACGAAGGCTATAAGGCAATTGGAAATACTGCTCAAAAAAAGTTTTATGGGTTGGTGTCACAAGTTCAAAAAGATTTTGCGGGAGAGCCACAAGCTAAATTGTTAACGCAATATGCTGATTCACGGCCTGGACTTGAAATATTTGGCTCTAAAGCTGGCACTAAATTAACTGGTCTTGACAAGGGTGCGTTATCGCAATTTGCTAGTGATCCTGCAAATATACCTAAAGTGTTTTTCTCTAGCCCAAAAATGTTTGCATCTTTAGTAGAGTTAGTTGGCGATAAAGCATTGGCAACACAAGCGGCACAACAATATACAGCTAATGAATTAACGCTAAGAAAAACATCCCGTGAAGTTGGTACTTGGATGACAAAAAACCGAGAGTTTTTAAACACAGTACCAGAGATAAAAACATCTGTAATTGCCTATCAAAATTCTTTGCAAAACAGCGAAAGAGAAATAGCTAACATAGGGTCAAAGATCCAAAAGTTAGGTGGAGAATCAAAGGCAACTGCTTCAACAGCAGCCGCTACTGCAAAACAAATGCTTACCGAAGGTAGAGCTACTTCTCAAGCACTTACAAAAGAAGCAACTACTGTCAGTAGCGAAAGTGCGGCTTTGGCTGACAAACTATGGAATGGTCGGTCAGGAGAGTTAAAAAATGCCCGTGAAGCCATTGAAGGCGGTGATTTAACTAGATGGGCTGCTATTGCGCCAATTATAGAACGCTCACCAGAAGCTAAAACTGCAATTTTTAATGCTGTAAGACAAGTTACATCTGAAATAGCAACCAATAAAGCGGTAATTCAAAAGTTTAACGAACAGATGCGTCCCGCTTTAGAAAGATTTGGGATGCTGAGTAAAGAAGAAGCGGATCGAATTGCTGCCGAATTAGTAAAAATCGGGGCTAAATCTGGCTCTGAAGCAGAAAAGTTAGGTTTGATGCGGAGACTAATTCTGCAAGGTGTAACTGGATATTCTAGTTCCTTGACTAGTCGAGGTACAAACTTTGCATTCATAAGTGCAGTCGATCAAATACCTAAATCATCTGGTATGTTAGGTGGCCCAATAGCACCGCCTCCTACTCAAAAACAAGGTATGTTGTCTAGGTAGTAATGTCTAAGTGGATTGAAACAATTGTTGCGGCAGTCTGTATAGCTTGCTTTGTGATATTTTGTAGCTACATTATTGTTTGGGCGTATCCGTGAAATGGTTTCTAGTACTGTCAATGTTGTTTACATTGGTAGTATCTAGTAAAGAGAAAACTGAATATCGTTGTGTTAAGTGGGCGTGGACAGGTGATGTCTATAACCGAAAAGTAGTATGTCTTGAATGGCAAAAGGTAGATAAGAGATGATAGATCCTCTAACAGCCCTAGCTGGCATTCAGCAAGCTATTTCGATGGTCAAGAAGGCTAGTAAGGTAGCCTCTGATCTAGGCTCTCTTGCACCCATGATTGGCAAGATGTTCGATGCCAAGAGTGCGGCTACCAAGGCATTGATTGAGGCTAAGAAGGGTAAAGGCTCAAACATGGGGACTGCTCTCCAGATTGAGATGGCTCTTGAACAGGCTAGAGCGTTTGAGGAAGAGTTAAAGATGCTCTTCATGACCACAGGTAAGGTTGACGTTTGGAACAAGATTAAATCTCGTCAAGACCAGATGGACATAGATGATGCAAGAGAACTTAGGGCTTTAGAAAGAGCAGATAAGAAGGCTAAACAAGAAGAAGAAGAAATGCAAGAGTTAGCCATGATTATTGGTGGTGTGGCTTTTGTTTTATTCTTGGTCGGAATCGGTATCTACGAACTCATGGAGTTTTGCGATACCACTAAAAGGTGTGGTCGGTGAATGAGTATCAGAAGACTTTTGACCTATGCCTCAAGATATTCGTTTACGGGTGTGTGGCGTTATGGTTTCTAGGCTTCTTAAAGTTCTTGCCTGACGATTTGTCGGACAGGATTGTCAATCTTCTACTTGGAAGGGTTGGGTTAGGGAAATGAGAATTACCACTTACCAACAGAATGCTCAAATGTTGTCAGAGGCTCACCGAGTGATCCACCAACAGAATATGAAGCGTTTGGCAGAACTAACCAGACAAGCTGAACAACAACAGAGAGTCCAAGAGATTAAGACGCAATGGGCTAAGTCTGTGGATATCAAAGCA